GGAACAGATGGCTCTTGTGGAACGCGATGTGGTTCGGCCTGTCGTCCGCCATGCCGGTGCTGATCGGCACATAGACCTGCTGCACGAAGTCGAACTCGAAGGCCCTGTTGACGCCGTCGCAGCCGTACAACCTAGTCGTGTTGACGTTGCCACCGAAGTTGGCCACCACCGTCTCCACACGGCCACTGGGCAGGGCCGTGATGGCTGTCTGAGCCGCCACTGCATGGGCGTAGGTGGTGGACCCTATCCGCAGGTGTTCGCCGGCCTGGAAGGTCCCAGTGACCGAGGCAAAGATCAGCCGGCCGGCGGCATCGCTGCCGGACCAGGATCCCGATTCAAGCACCACCCTCTTGATGGTGGCTGTCGCACCACTGGTCTGCCCGATGATCGTGTTGCCATCGACCAGGGCAATGGTGCCATGGGTGAACGACATCTCAAAGCCGTAGGAGACCAACGTCCAGCCCGACGCGGAGGACTTGTACATGGCCAACGCAGTGGCGCCGACGTTGTTCCGCCAGGCGTACACGGTGCCGCTGTAGTAGGCCACGCCACGAACCGGACCAGACCCGGGCACCGTGCCGATGTCAGCCCGGTAGACGTCGGCAGCAAGGTTGAGGTACTGCGCCGACTGCTGCGAAGTCAGCGGTGTGGCAGGCCCCAGCGCAGTCACAGTGCCCTGGCCAACACCCCCGACGCGGATAGTCTCCCCCGCAGTAAACGTGCCGGTAGCCTTAGTGAAGGCGACGGTCGATCCGCTGACAAGGAACACGACACCCGTCGCGCCGGAGGTGGCGCCGGTGATGGTGTTGCCCGCCACGATCGACCCAGTGATGGCAGCGGTCAAGGTGGTATAGGTAGCATCTGACGGGCTGGTCCGGCCGTCGAATCGCTCGTAGCCAGCAACGCGCGTGTAACCGCCAGTGATGGAGCACTCAAAGTTGACCGCAGAGCGGGCAACGCCGGGCGCCAGAGACAGCGACGGGGTGACCAGGTCCAGGCCGCCACCGAGGGTGACAAGCTCGTACTGGACCCTTGGGAGCTGAGCCTGCTGCATGCTTTGAATCAGGCCAGCGGATTCCCCAGGTACAGCTCAGGCAGCTGCTCTCTCTCGAGCTGGTTCATCAACCGGCTGAACTCCGTGTTGCCCTTGCTCAGCACCTCGGGCGCGGCCTCGAACAGGCCGTAGAACTGCATGGCCTTGTAGACGATGGCCAGGTGCAGGTGCTCTGGCGCGCCAGGCACGTCGGTGTCCGTCGTCATCGAAATGGGCAGGGTCTGGTACTCGCCGCTCACCTCGAACACGTCGTTGGGGATCTGGCCCAGCATCACGGCCTTGCCGTTGGGCTTGATGGCAAACACCACCGGACGGCCGGCAACCTGCACGTTGAAGCGGTAGGTGTTGCGGAAGACCTGGTACTCCCACTCGACGAGCCACTGCTCGTCCTGCACGCCGATGCTCTTCTTCTGGCAGCGGAAGGTGTCCTTCCACCAGTAGCGCAGGTCGGTCATCAGGTTGCCGGTGACCGTGTTCGTGATGGTCGCCGGCAGGTAGTCGCCGACGTTGGCGACCGTCTCGAACGTGAACGGCTGGCGCATCCAGTTCCAGTTGTCGTGCATGCCCTGGATCTCGAGCCATGCGTCGTTGGTCCAGTTCACGAGCTTGGCCAGCATGCCCGTCTGGCCGAGCACAGACGTGGGAGCTGTGGCCACGCCACACTCCACCGCAAGACGCTGAGCAAGCTGCAGGTAGTTCATCAGCCAGGCTGCTTGAGGAGCTGCTTGAGCCAGGGCCCGCCCTGCTTCGGGTTCGGGTCATGGATGACCTGGAACGGGTAGGTCAGTGACAGGACGTTCTCCTCCTGGAATCCCATGCTGCCGTCCGCGTTCACGATCTTGCGCTGGCGCACGCGCGACTGCTTAGCGTTGGCCAACACCGCCAGGTGGTAGCGGCGCATCTTGGTCGTGTCGCCGCGCACCGCGAGGCGATAGTCGCCGTTGACGTTGACTTCGGCATAGGCCGGCTCGTGCTCGGTCGCGGGTTCGCTGAACAGCACCTCCAGCTCGTCGCGCATGAAGGCCTCCTGGTCGATCTGGTCGGTGCGCAGCACGCGATCCGTGTCGATCTCGACGCCGCGCGCCGACGTGGCTTCCGCAGCTGGGGTGATGGCCTTCTCGATCTCCACGCTCTCGGAGTCGACGGTGCGGTGCTTCTCGTAGCTGTTCAGCTTGGTGTTCATGGGTCAGTCTCCTGGGGTAGCGGGCAGAGGAGCGCCCGCAGGCGCCCCCCCTTCTCTCGTCAGGCCGTCAGCGGGTTCGCCGGGACCGTCGACAGGTTGATGAACGTGGCCGTCACGCCGGAGGCGGACAGGTCCACCGAGCCCGGGGTGAAGTTCGTGCCAGCCGTCACCGCGATGCGCAGGGCCGCCACCGCGCACACCCCGTTCGGGCAGTCCGGGAACTGCAGCGCGACGCGGCCAGCGGCCAGCTCCGCCGAGTTCACGATCTGGCCCGGCAGGATCGACACGTCGCCGGCCGTATCCAGGCAGATGAGGTACAGGCGGGTCGAGCCGCCCACACCGCCGGTGAAGCCGCCGTTGACGGACTGCACGCCGCCGGCAGCCGCCTGGTAGACCGACGGGCCGCTGTAGCTGATCGCGATGTTGTTGGTGATGGCCTTGCTGTAGAAGCGGCCGTCGATCGTGTAGGTGACCGCGGCAGCGTTCTGGATGGTGTTGGCGTTGGTGCCTTCGGCCCAGGCGCCGCTGGAGAACGCGGCGCTCAGGCCAGCGTCAAGAGCGAGGTTGCTCGACATGGTTCAGATTCCTTTCAGTCGGTGACGTAGGTGGCCACGGTGGCCGCGTAATTCGTGTCGTTCACGCCGGTGTCGGCGTCCAGCTTGACCGCGACGGCCTGCAGGGCGTCGAGCACGGCGTGCATCAGGGCCGTCAGCTCTTGACGGTCGCCGGGCGCGGCAATGGCGTTGACACGTTGCTTCACAGATTCGATGGGCATCGGGTTTCCTTTCTGTCAGCCGGGGCTTGCGCCCCGGCTATTCATCACAGGGCGGAGCAGGCCACTTCGATGCGGACCATCCAGTTCTCGTTCAGCCGCACCGCGTTCTTGTAGAAGTTGGCGCCGACGTAACCGAACTGGCCCATGGGGTTGGCGTGCGTGATCTGCTTGGCGGGCAAGTAGATCGGCTGCACGGCGCCCATGCCCTTGAGGGCAACCTGACCCCAGGCCTCCTGCGCCACCACCATCAGGGGGTAGACGTCGGCCGTGGTGCCGGTGTTGCCACCGTTGGACAGGAAGGTGCCCGCGGTGACCGTGCCGCCGCCCTGCAGGAAGGGGCGGAAGTACGGCGAGGTGATGATGCGGAAGCGCTCCACCGCACCGATTTCGCGCTCGTGCACGGGCTTCTGCGAGCCGTAACGGGCCAGCGGGGTGAAGCCGCTGAGGTTACGGAAGTCGGCTTCCATGTCGGTGTGGATGAACACCAGGTAGCCCGGCTCCACCGCGGAGGTGCCGAAGTTCACGGAGGCCGCGAGCTTCTCGGTGACCATCTGGGCGTGGGCCGACTCGAGCTGGCGAGCGGCCTGGCGCAGCTTGTTCAGCGTGATGCCGGTGTTCACCGAGGTGCGCACCGTGCCGTTGGCGAACACGACGTTCGTGCCGCCGCGGACCACACCGTAGGAGATGAGCTCCTCGATGCTGGCCATGTGCTCGCCGACGAGCTTGACCATGTCGCCGGGGATGTCGTCCTCGTACATGGCCTCGGCCTTGGACGAGAGCTTCATCAGCACGCCGTACTGCTGCAGGGTGACCTGCACGTCCTGGTAGGCGATCGTGCGCGCGCCGGGCGTCACGCCTTCCTGGAGCAGGTAGTTGCTCGCCGTGATGTTCGGCGCGCCGTTGGACGCCGCGTCGATCGGCAGCGCACGGCGGAACACGACCGTGTCGGTCTTGTTCTGCGGCACCTGCTTCTGCGTGCCGAAGGTGCTCAGCACCTTGATGGGCATGGCGTGCTTGAGCATCTCGCGCTCCGCCATGATGAGGTTCCGCGAAGGAACAAGGGAATAGGTCTGCATTTCTGGTTACCTTTTCTGTCGGTCGATTTCGTCAAGGTAGCGCCAGTACTCTTCGGGCGACATGTCTTCCACGGCCTTCTGACGGACGTTGCCGCCGGACCGGCCGGATGGAAGGGCCGCCGCAGAGCTCAGGCGCTGCGTTCTTTGTGACGTTGCCGACTTCGAGGCCTCTGCATGGATGTCCAGCAGGCGCACAGCGTCTTGCGGGCTTTCGCTCGCCGCAAGCATCTGAACCTCCCGCGGTTGGCGCTGCAGCCAGCCCACGAATTCGGTCGTCCTCACAAGGTCTTGCCACCCAGGATGCCGCACCTCAACAGCGAACTCAGAGCGCAGGCGGGAGATCTCCTGCGGCAAGACCGCCGCGGGCGCAGCCTGCTGCTGTTGCTGCAGCTTCTGCTCCAGAGATCCGAGCCGCTCGTTGAGAGCGGACTCCATGGCCTCGGCGAACTCGGGGTAGTCCGTCTTCAGCCTGGCCATCGCCTCGGGGTTCTTGTGCGCCTCGCGGATTTCGGTCGCGCTCGGCGCATCGCCGCCCTTCGCGGTGACCTGCTGCGCCGTCTGAAGCTGCTGCTTCAGTTGGCTGCCCAGTCCACCGATGTGGCCCTCTGCGTTTCTCAGTCGCTGCGTGACCTGGGAGATCATCGTCTCCAGGCCCGCGATCCGGTCGAGCAGCACTTGCTCGCCCTGCGGCGCCGCCTCTTCACCGACCCTTTTCGCATCGGCCGCATCAGCATCTTGCTTCGCGGCGGGTGCACTGTCGGTGGCTGCAGGCGCGTCGGGCTCGCTCGCGCCAGGTGGCGCCAGGTCGGCGTCCTCTGCATCGAGCTGCTGCCAGATCTTCAGCGCTTCGTCTTGGGTGTTGGCAGTTCCTTGTGCTTGCATGGTTCGTCGTCTCACTCGGTGTGGGCCTGTCGGCCCGTCACGTCAACGCCGGCGAGTTCGTCGGGGTCGACCGCTGGACTCAGGCTGGCCTGCTCGGCCAGGCTGAGAATTCGTTTCAGCTCACTGATCCCACCGCGGATCAGGGCTGTCTTGTCTGGACTGAAGGACGGGTTGTCGTTCAGCTCACGCAGCTCCTGGAGCCTTTCCTCCAGGGTCTGCGTCAGCCGCCTCCACGTCGGCGTGCGGAAGTCTTCGGCCTTCAAGCGGCGGCCCAAAAAAAATCGGCGCCCCCGTGAGGAGGCGCCGAATGGCAACAGCGTGTCCGGTCGCTGCCAGTGGAGCAGAGGCAATGACCCGGGACGAATACTACCAGCATTGTGATGCCTTGCGCAAGCGGGCTCACGCGGCCTGCAGCGCGTCGAGCGTGGCCTGGGTGGTGGCCGTGTCGGCGTCCAGGGACGTCACCAGGGCCACGTCGCCACGCTGCACGGCGGCCGTTCGCTGCGTCGCGTTAAACGCGAGCCGGTTCTGCAGGAGGTTGATCAGCTCTTCGATGCTCATGATGTGTCCTTACGGGGCCGCGTAGCCTTGGAGTGCTGCGTACACCGCGCCCGCGCCCGAGGCGGTTGCGGTCTGAATTTGCAGGGCGACGTTGGGCGACCCGCGCAAGGGGGTGGGGAACTCGATGTTCCTTCCCGAGAGCAGGCCAGCAGTCGGGATGCGGGTCATCCACAGCACCTTGTGGAAGGTGGCCGTCACACCCGTGCCAGAGATTGCCAGCGTCGAGCCGCCCCGGGTGGCCGACAGCGTGATCGTCGTGGTCGCGGGCACGGTCAGGACGTAGTACGTCACACCCGTCGAGATGCCGGTCACCGTCGAGGCCGAAAACACCACCGCATCGCCAACCGCGAGGTTGTGCGCAGCAGAGACGGTCAGCGTGTTGGACGCGATGGTCTGCGAGGAGCAGGTCTGGTCAGGCTCGCGGATGCGGAAGTCGGTGGCGTTGGTCAGCGCCTCGGACATGAGATCGAGGCTCGTGACGTAGTTGCGGATGCCCGCGCCCGCCGCCTCCTTGACCTGCAAGGCGGTTGCCGTGTTGACGAGGCCGCCCACGTTGGCGGGGACTTGCCAGTCTGCCTCGGGGATCGAGTACGGGCGCACCACGCCCGCGCCGATCATCGTGCCCATCCAGCCCACGCTGTCGCCCGCAGCCGACATTGCCGCGATGTTGGCGTTGCTCGCCCGCAGGCCGGCGGTGACCGGGTTGCCGATGGCGGCATCCACCGCGACAGTACCGGCGGCGGCAACGGTGCCCGAAGACACGGTAACGGCCGGCGTGTTCTGGACGCTCACCGGGGCCGCCGCGGACATGTCGCCCGTGGGCCTGGGCAGCATCTCTACGCGCTGGCGCTCGTAGTCGAACACCCGCACAAACGAGACCCGCATGTCGGTGCGCCGGATCACGCCGCCACCGCACAGCGTCACGCCGTTTACAGCCTGACCCGTCAGCAGCAGACCCGTGCCGCCCGTGCAGCCCGTGAACGTGGTGCCCGTCGTGCCGGTGTAGGTGATGAGTTGGAAGCCCTGCGTGGTGTTGACCCAGAACGTGCCAGAGGCCGGGTAGCCAGTGGTCGAGGCCACGTTGATCGTGGCCTGGGGAAGCGTGGTGTTGTTGGACGCCGAGGTAATCGTGGTGCCCAGCGTGTCTGCCGGGTACGGGGCCGGTGGGGTGTAGCTGCTGGTCGGAGGCACCAGCCACAGCGAGGCAGCAGAGGCTTGGCCGATCTTCCAGGCCCCGTCGAGATTGAGCGTGGCACCCGTCGTGTTGTCGCGCACGCCGACGATGTTGACCAGATCACCAACCGCAAAGCCGGTCGTAGCGCTGATTGCCAGGGCAAGCTGGCGCGTGCCGTCAGCGAGGGTCTGCATCGAGGCAGACTGGATCGCCATCGCACCCGCGCCCAGCGCCGACATCAGGTTGCCGCCCTGCACCTTGGCGACGTAGCCGCCGTAGCTGGTGATCGTGCCAGAGGTGCCGATGGTGATCGTGAACGTGGTCGCGTCGACAACCGTGACGGAGGTGGCCGTGGTGATGTTGGGGAACTCCGCAGCACCTTGTGCGCGGATGCCGTAGATCACAACCAAGTCGCCGGTCACGAGGCCGTGAGGCGTGGCGGTGGTGATCGTGCCGGTGGTGCTGGCGCTCTTGACCGCCGAGACGATCTGCGCACTCGGCACCGTCAGCGACTTGTTGTTGACCGCTCGGAACCGCAGCTTGTAGGTCTCGCTCGGGTCGGGGCACACCTGGGTGCGCAGGCCACGCGATGTACTGGCCGCAACAGCATCTACCGCACTATCTGCCCACTGTGTGCGATCCGCTTGCATTAGCAAGCGATACTCAGACGTCGGGCTGAAGCTGTACTGGTATGCGACTGCGCCAGCAAGCTGGATGGAAGCCGTCGTTGCAATGGTGGTCGTCTGGTTGCCAGCTACCGTACCACTGGGCAGAACATCGCCCGACTCGGAGCGGATGTAGAGTGAAGCGTTGGTGGCCGTCGCGTTCTCGAAAATCTGCGACACGCCGTTCTGCGCGCGCCCGAGGCGCTCGCGGAGGAACACAAAGCCCTTCGCACCAGCCGGGTTGGTGATGGTCTGCGACGGGATCGTGCCGCCAGGGCCGGCGGTCGCGGTGAACTGCGTCGGAGACAGCGCCGTCGCGACAACCAGTGCCGGGTAGTTGGCAAGCTGGTTGGAGCAGTCCCGGATGCCGATGCACGCGCCAACCGAAAGGCCGTGCGGCAGCACCGTATCGACCGTCAGCGTCGTGGTGGTTTGGGCAATGACGTTGATCGCCAGATCGGCCCGGGCAGGAAGCGGGCTGCTCGTGTCGACCACCTCGACAGAGAACTCTTGTCCCAGCGTGCGCTGCGACATCGAGATGCCAACAGCCAGCTCGATGGGCATGCTGAACGTGAGGGTGGACTCAACGTCCGTCTGCTGACCCGCAACCAGCGGGTTCTTGCTGATGGTGAGATAAGACGCTGCGGCGGCGTTGCCGTCCACGAAAACGATGTCGCCAGAGCCCAGCGTCTGCGCCCAGCGAGAGCCAGCAGCGGCCGGGTTATAGGTCTCGAACGCCTCGCGGAACTTGGTCGTGATGTTCGACGTGGTGACGGAAACCGGCACGCCGCCGTCGACGCCTTGCACGGCCTGCGCCGAAGACGCACTGACGCCGGCCTCGGTCGTGAGGAACTCGCCGTCCTGGTCGATGACGATGACAGCTTCGGCGACGTTCGTATTGGTCAATGCTTTTTGCATGTGAATCTCTCTTCGTTAGATGCCAGAACCCTGGCGCACCTTCACCGCCATCTCGGCGTTGAACCGCTGGCGCTCGTCGTTGATCTTGATGAGCTCGAGACGCTCCTTGGCAGCCATCTCGTCGCGAGACTGGACGCCGTCCTGCTCGAGCTTGGCGATCGTGATGTCGCGCTCGAGCTGGGCTTCCATCATTGCCTGCTCGGACTCTGCGCGCTCGCGCTCGACGTTGTAGGCCAGCGTCTCGCGCTTGACCTGCATCTCTTCCGCCTTGGACTGCGCGATGATCTGCGCGGCCTGCACCTTCGGGTCGGTCGGCTGCCCCTGCTCGGCCTGAGCCTTCATCTCCTGCTGGACCTGGTCCTCGGGCTTCATGATCTCCTCGGGGTTGACCTTAAATGCCTTGAGGATCGCCTTGAGCTCCTCGCGCTCGCGCAGGTGCGGGATGTAGCGCGGGTTGTTCGTGATCGCGGCCAGGTTCAGCAGGGCCTGGTTCTGGATGTCGCGCTCGATCAGCGCAGTGCTTCCGCGCGCGTCGATCTCGTAGTCGCCCTTGATGGCCGGGTCCGGATCGTTGGCCATCTTCCAGTCGTAGTAGCGCGCAATGTGCGGCCGGGTGATACTGTCGTCGTACAGCTTCACGCGCTGACGCAGCACGGCGTTCGCGTTGTTGTAGAGCATGACCATGCCGCCGACGGTCTCGGGCGCGCTGCCCTGCTCGCCGCCCATGATCTGGGGCATGCTCGACTCGGTGTCGGCGAACTGCATGGCGGCCTGCGCAATGGCCAGCAGCTCCTCCAGGTGCGAGTTGAACTCGAACACCGTCATGGCCGCGCGCACGTCGTCGAGCTCGTCCTTGGCCAGCCAGACCTTGTTGGGCGTGATCTCGTAGCTGCCGTTCTGGGGAATGATCATCCCCTTCTTGATCACGATCTGGCCGCCCAGGCTGGTGCGGCCGTTGTCCATCACCTGGCGCCAGGCGCTGTTGACCACGCGCTGCTGGTGCTCGAGCTCGTCGGGCAGGCCGTAGCCGAAGGGGCTGTCGTCGGCCTTGCGCCAGCAGTAGACGTCCACCGGCAGCGTGCGGTCAGGGACCCACGAGTCCATGGCCCCGACCACCTTGTCGTTGACGATCACGAGCACGCCGAAGTCCACGTCCTCCAGCGGATCGCCCGTGCGGCTGGAGAGCATCTGCATCTCCTCGGGCTCGATCTCGCCGTGGTACGTCCACATCTCGTATGCGTCCTCGTTGACCATGTCGCGGATGATCCGGCCTTCGGCCACGCGCAGCTTCTGCGGCGGCATGCGCAGCACCTCGCGAATGGCCTCGGTGTCGTAGCCCGGCAGGCCCACCAGCTTGCGCAGTTGCTTGCGCGTGACCATGCGGCGCACGAAGAAGCCGCGGCCGTTCTGGTGATCGTTGCCGCAGCTCGGGTCGAAGAACACGTCCCACGGGTCCAGGCGCTCGCTGGCCGGCACGATCGACTCGTTGACCTGCAGCACCTGCGTGCCGTCGCCCTGGGGTAGCCAGACCTTGCTGGTCTGACGGGCCGGGAACGGGCCGTAGAGTAACATCGAGCCCAGCCGCACAGCGTCCTCGATGCCCTTGCGGCTCTCGCCGTTGTACTTGCACTCGGTGAGGCTGTCGTCGATCGAGCGCTCCATGGCCTCGGCCGCCTGCTTGGCAGCCTCCATGATCGCCTCGGCCTCCTGCGCAGCGGTCAGGCCGGTGGGCTGGCCGGTCGTCGGGTCGATCGTCTGCGCATCGTTGCCGACCATGTCGGCCAGCTCGGGCATGGGCGTGGGCTTGATGCCCCAGTTCCGATCGTCGACGGGAAACAGGATCTCGCACATGCGTGCCACGGCCTGGTCGACCTTCGGGCGCACGATGTTGATCACCACCCGAGAGCGAGCGCCGTCCTGCGCCTTGCGCGCGGGCGGGCCGTTGCGCAGCGTGTTCTCGAACTCGCCAGTGCTGTTCGTGTGCTCGCCGAAGTAGAGCTGCGCGTTCTTGCGCCAGCGCTTCTCGACGTCGGTGTTCGTGGCGCGCGACTGCACCCACTGGTCGCGCATCTTCGTGAAGAGCTGGTACAGCCGCTCGATCTCGTTCTTCTGACGAGCCTCGAACTGCTCCTTGCTCATCACGTCGTCGCCGACCATGTAGGCGACCTCTGGCGGCATGTCTTTGGGGTCCATCAGTAGCCTGTCACTTCGTCAATCGCGGCCCACGCGACCGCGGCGTGTGGCGCTGAGGCCCACTCCTCTTCCTCGTCCGGCCACGGCAGAGTCAGAGAAGGCTCGTCGATGCGGGCCAGGCAGTCCAGGCCGTCGTCGTATCGGCCCACGGGGAAGGTGGGGTACTCGACCTCCAGCAGCTCCTGCACGAGGTCGTGCGGGTTGCCCTGCACGTCGGTGTAGTTGAGCTGCTGCGGCAGCCACATGCGGCCGCCCTCGAACCAGGGAATCAGCCGGCGGATGCGCGCGTTCTTCTCGACAGCGCCGGCCACCTCGTGGATCTTGAAGCGGTACTGCCTGCGCTCCATCTCGGCCTGGATGTGCGGAATGTCGGCCTGCATCCCGTAGCGCTCGTAGCGGGTCTGCATCGGCTTGTGCTTCTTGTGCAGCTCGAAAAGCTTGTCCGAGCGCTGCGTGAGCGTGAGCCTGTCGATGACGCCATCGAGCAGGAATGCGTTGCCGTCGTGCGCCAGGCCAACGACCCACATCACGGTGCGGTCGCTCTTCTTGCGCTTCGTGCCGGCCTTGGCGGTCTGCGGATCTCCGGCCGGGTCGACCAGGATCACCTTGTTCATCTTCTTGGGCGGGTTGTTGTAGCGCACGATCCACGAGCGCTTGAACTCCGCACCCTCGGCGGGCCTCGGTTCCTGCTGGTACAGCGAGATCCACGAGCGCGGATCCGCCTGGGCCTGGCGCACCATCTCATCCGTGAACCACTCCTTCCACAGGCGGTCGCCCGGCTCGCGACCCAGGGGGTCGTTTTCGCCGGCGATCATCGGGAGCTTGATGACGGTCCAGCGCTGGGGCTCGCGCTCCAGCAGGCGGCCGGCGAGGTCGTCCTCGTGCCAGCGGGTCATGATGACCACGATGCGCCCGTGCGGCTTCAGGCGGGTCAGCAGGTCGTTGGTCCACCAGTCCCACGTCTTCTCGCGCACGCGCTCGCTGTCGGCATCCTCGCGGCTGCGCACGGGGTCGTCGACCACGATCAGGTCGCCGCGGCGCCCGGTGATCGAGCCGCCCACGCCGACGGCGGTGTACTCGCCGCCGTGGTTCGTGCCCCACCGCCCGGCGGCCGTGCTGTCGGCGGCCAGCGCCACCTGCGGGAACAGCGCGCGGAAGCCGTCCTCGTCGACGCCATTGCGCACGCGCCGGCCGAATCGCTCGGCCAGCTCGGCAGTGTGCGAGGCGGCGATCACGCTGAGCTGCGGGTTGCGGCCCATGAAGTACTCGGGGAAGTACACCGAGCCGTAGGTGGACTTCGCAGAGCCTGGCGGCATCATCACGAGCAGGCGGTCGATCTCGCCCTTCTCGACCTTGTCCAGCGCGTCTGCCAGCACGACGTGGTGCTGCGCCAGGCGCATGTCCTGCGGCAGGCGATAGGCGCAGTAGTGCGGGAACGACTCGCGCGCCTTCTTGCGCGCCAGCAGTTCAGCAGCAGCCTGCGCCGGCGTGATCACTCGTCGCCCTCGCCTTCGCTGTCTGCGGTCTTGGGGTTGACGGCCAGGCCGTTGGCGGCCACGCGCATCAGCTCGTCGTCGGTGAGCGCCAGCAGCTTGACCGGCCCGCCACCCTCGCCGGTGAGCTCGACCTTGGCCTTGTCTCCGTACTCGCGCGGCGCGATCTTGCTGGCGACCTTGATGTAGGTGTCCACCGCCAGGCGCAGGCCCTGCGCGTCGCCCAGGTCGCGGGCGTTCTTGGCCACGTCCAGCGCGCTGTCCATCAGGTTGTGGGCCTTGTGCAGGCGCACCTGGTGGTAGCGCTCGGACAGCTCCGGGCTTGTCACCATGATGTCGCGCAGCTTCCAGGCGGACATGGCCACGGGCAGGCTGGCGCCGATGGACTCCAGCGACTCGCCGCCGGCGTAGCGCTCGAGGATGTCGTCGATGTGGCCCGCCACGATGAGGCGAGCCTGGTCGGCGAGGAAGCGCTTCGTGACGTACTTCGGGACCTTGATGTCTTTGGCCATGCGGATGAAGAGCCCGGACCAGCGTCCAGCCGATCGGGAGACGAGGCGTCGACCTTCGGCCGGCCCGGGCTCAGAAATGCAAAAAGCCGGCTCGAGGCCGGCTTTGGAATCTGCGGGGACAATTACCCGGGGCGCAATGTACCACTGCGCGATGCGTCGGTCAACGCACCTACAGCAAAGAGATCGCGAGGGCACCCGCGGCCAGCAGCGCGGCCACAGTGACCAGCACGTCCTTGGCCACGACACGGACAGGATCCGTGTCTGGCTCCTCCAGGCCGAGCTCGGTGGCGGCTTCGGCCGCCTCGGGGTAGCGGCCCTGCTGGTCGCAGCCTAGCGGGATGCGAGGCTGGCGCAGGATGGTGGGCTCGGTGCCGTCGGTGTAGTAGTGTTCCATCACTTTCCCTCGTAGAGTTTCCCACCCGGCCCGCACTGCCCGCCCTCGTCGGAGGCGTCGATGCAGTAGGGCCGCAGGTCAGCGCCGGCGCGAGCAGAGAGCATCTGCCGCACCAGCGGGTTCGGGTGCTGCGCGCGGTTGCAGCGTAGCACTCCTTCATTCCCCTCGCCACGCTTCAGGCGCGAGTGCTTGCACGACTCGCACCGCTCGCGGCGCTGCCACCAGGCCAGCGTGGCCGGGTGAGGGGTCAGGAATCGTTGGTCGAGTTGCATCAGAAGCTCGGGTTTTCCTGGCACGCGCAGAGCTGGCCGCTCGCGTCGTAGCCGATGCCGTGGCAGTCGGGGCAGGGGTTGATGCCGTGGCGGGCCAGCCGGTCGCGTGCCCACTCGTTGAGATGCGTGATTTTGGGGTCGGGCTGGCCTCGGGCGCGGATGGCGGCGGCGCATCCTTCAAAGTTCAAGCCTTCCTGCAACCGGCCTTCACACACCCGCGCACACGCCTCGCGCTCCTCCAACCGAGCCTGCTCCAGCTCCTTAATGTGCGCGTTGATGCGCTCGATCTCTGGCGCGTTGGCCGCGATGATTCGCTCCCTCTCGGCTGCGGCACCGGCCTTGTAGGCCAGCCGGAAGAAACGTTCAAGCTCGTCATAACTGTTAAACGTCCACCCCTCAATGTTTCCAAGCCATTGGGCCTCCCGCGCCATGCGCAGGATGTCGTCGCGGGTCATG